CCGCGACGGGGGATAAAGTCACGCGCTGGAAACCGCTTGCGTCTCAGGCACGACCAGCCACGGAGTCTGAACCTTACGGTCGCGTCAAGCTTGTGGCAGGAGAATGGAATCAGACTTTTCTCGATGAGGTTGTTGCAAATCAACGCAGCCGATTTAAGGATCAATTGGACGCGGCGGCGGGAGCGCTCTATCAGTTGCGGCTAGCCGCTAGGCCCGTTCGGGTGGTTGAGGCGATGTGGGGGTGACGAGATGGCAATCTTAAAAGCTAAGGCCAGGAAACGTTCCGCGACGATTGTCCAAAAAACGAATGGAGGAAAACGGTATCGGTTTCCGATGCCAGATAAAGCGCATGCTAGAAATGCTCTGTCGAGGCTCCCTCAAGCTAAAGACCTGAGCGCGGCGGATCGGAAGAAGATTCGGGACCGCGCCAATAAGATTTTGGGGAAAAAACGTGCCAGTTAATACTCCGAGAGACGACTATAATTCTTTTACTCCTATCTGGAAACGGATGAGAGACACATTTGGTGGACGCGATAAGATCATCGCAGCGGGGGATCTCTACACGCCACGCCTCCCGGCGGCAACTCCCCAAACGCAATTATCTTATTTACACCGTGGCAATTATTACAACGCTGTTCGACGCACGGTGAGTGGTTTGGTTGGTGGCGTCTTTCAAAAAACACCACGGTTTGACGTGCCTCGAAACGTTGATCCCTGGCTTCGAGATGTCACTCTGACCAATGTTCCGATGGAATCGTTTGCGCTCACGGCGACCGAAGAGGTGATGCTGATGGGGCGATCTGGGGTTTTGGTGGAGATGGCTGAATCGCCTCTGATTGAAGCCCGTCCGTATTTTGTGAGTTACGCAACTGAAAACATAATTAATTGGGATACAACTGTCCTTGACGGCGATGAGGTCTTAACGCTTTTGGTGTTGCGCGAACAACCACGACGCGTCGATGAAAAAGATCCTTTCCGGTATAAGACCATTGAACAATACCGCGAACTTAGGCTGATTTTGGAAGGGGACGCCCTCCGTTATACGCAGCAGGTATGGCAACGCCCTGAAGACGGCGGAGAGGTGGAAATGGTGGGGCCGCGTCTGATGCCGCTGCGACGGGGGGAGCCCCTGCCCTTTATTCCATTTACGTTCTTGGGCCCTGCGGCTGTCACTACTGATGTGAAAGATCCTCCGCTCCTCGATCTTGCCAATTTAAATCTGGCCCATTGGAGAAACACATGTGACCACGAACAGGGGCTGCATTTGGTAAGTCTCCCAACGCCGTTCGTGGCTGGAATGCGAGGTGCGGGAGAGGATGTTGAGACTTTAAATATCGGTCCTTCGACGGTCTGGATTCTGGAGAAAGAAGGCAAGGCTGGCATGGTGGAATTCACCGGGGCCGGGATGAAATCGCTTGAAACTGCGCTCCTTGCCAAACAACACCAGATGGCCACATTGGGAGCCAAGCTTCTCGAAGAACAGCCCACCGTGGCGCAGGAAACGGCCACGGCGGTGCTTGCGCGGCACGCGGGGGAACATGCAACTCTTCGAACGATGGCTCAATCGATGGAGCAAGGTTTGGGAGTGGCTCTTCAGACGATGGCGTGGTGGGCAGGGCTAGATGCAAAGCCAGATGACGTTCCGGTGAAGGTGGAATTGAATAAGGATTTTCTCCAGGTAAAAGCTCAGCCGCAGGAGATTCAGACGGCGTTGGCAACTCTCCAGGCGGGGGAGATCAGTTATCAGACTTTCTGGAATCTGCTCACGGAAGGCGGATGGGCACGCTACGGAGTCACGGCGGAAGAAGAAAAGCTAGAGATTAGCAGAGAGCCCGAACAACTTCCTGCTCCTACGGAAGAAATCATCAAGGTTGAAGAGGAAGAATGAGCCCTGAAACGTTACCACGCGGAACTACGCCAAAACGGAGCAGTGCTTGGCGATTGCCCGGATCAAAAACTCGCAGCCGTCACGATCATCGTGAGATGACGCAGCTGGCAGATAAACTAGAACCTCAATTTGAAGCCAGAGTGATTCGCGCATCGGAACGGATGGCATCGAGCATCGACCTTGATCGTCTCACCTTGGCGATTGCTAAAGGAAATGTGGAGGAGGCTGTGCGGGCCTCGCTGACCAGTAAACAACTTCAAGAGGTGATGGGCCCTGTTGAAACGTTGATCAAAAGCAATTTGGTTCGTGGCGGAAACCTCGGGGCTCGTCAACTTAATCAGTTAGTCAAAGACCTTGGCTGATCCTGTTTCCTTTGGCTTTAACGCCAAGAGTCGAAAAGCTCAGGCATGGGCGAAGAAGTTTGCTGGTGATCGTATCCGTAAAGTTGACGCGGAAACGAAACTCGCCGTTCGACAAATTGTCGTCGATTCTATCCACAAAGGAATTCCTCCCAAGGACGCGGCGAAACAGATTCGAAGCGTTGTGGGAATGAATCGGCCTCAAGCAAAAGCGTGGCAAAAATATTATCAGGGTCTTTCTCCCAATTTGTCTCCGGGAGCAAAGTCTAAGGCTGGAGATCGTCTCCGCAAAAAGTATATTCGTCGCCGCGCAATTACGATTGCTCGAACAGAAGTCATCGATAGTCTCTCGGCAGGAACCGAACAAGCCTGGACCCAGGCGCAGAAGAAAAACCTCCTTGGGAAGAACGCCAAGAAAAAGTGGCTAGCAACGTCGTTCGGGGCGTGCGCGATTTGTCGTAGTTTGGCGATGGAAGAAGCGGTCCCTCTTAACAAAAACTTTAAAGCGACGATAGCCCCCTTCTCGTTGAAACCAATTTCCCGTCCTACGGCTCACCCGAATTGTCGCTGTGCGCTGATTCCGGTTCCGGGGACCGGGGGATCGATGTTCCCTGGTGGCGCAGGAGTTGTGTCAGCGGTGAGTGAAGCTGCATGGATGGATAGTCTCCTGTCCAAAAAGGTCGGTGGGCAGAAGGGGTCCAATCTGGGAGGTCTGTACGAAGACGCACAGGGGAAAAAGCATTACGTCAAGGAGTATAAGAACCCGCAGCAAGCGATGACCGAAGCAGCCGCAAATTCGGTGTATCGGGAGCTTGGGTTCGAAGTTCCTGAGAGTTTTGTTCGGGTCGGGAGTGATGGGAAGACTTATTTCGTTTCGAAGTGGATAGACGATATGGAGGGCACACTCGGTCAGATCGGGATGACCGCAAAGGATGCGGAGCAGATTCTCGATGGGTTTGTCGCGGATGTCTTCACCGCGAATTGGGATGCGGTTGGAACCGGCCTGGATAACGTCGTCCGTTTGGCGAACGGAAAGATCATCCGTATCGACCAAGGAGGAGCGTTTCTCTTCAGGGCACAGGGTGCCTTGAAACCTCCCTCGGTTCTTGGCCAAATTACGGAATGGGAGAATTTCGTCGCCAAGAATCCTTATTACAAACAGGTGTTTCAAAAGGCTGGCCTGGAGAATGCTGATGCTTTGGCGGCACGGGCAGTCAAGCAAATCGATGAGCTTCAGAAATTACGACTTAAGTATGAAAGTTGGGATGACTTTTTAAAGAAGACGACTCCGAATCTTGATGCAGCTACCAGGATGCAAATCGCAGAGATGATGGAAAAGCGATTTGTCAAACTCATCAATAAACGGACGACTCTTGAGATTAGCATTTCGGTCGAAGCGGAGGTGGCCCAAGAAGCTCTCGGGAAAGCTAAGGCAATATCCAAATTTGATGTTGAAGAAGTTGTGCCAGTAAAAACGATCAAAGAAGCCGAGAAACTTGCGAAGGAATTAGGAGAAGCACTTGAAGTACAGGCAGGGCTTGGCCTTCCTGAATCAGAAGAGATAATAACGGCGATCTCGAGCAACCTAAAGATGCTCAAAAAGGTTGCTACCACGGTGCAGGCTAAAGGAATTGGAAAGCTGCAAGCGCAGATTAAACTTCTTGATGCAGATATTCTTCCTCGGAAAACTCTGACCGCGAACAAACTTAAGCTATACGAGAGAAATAAGGATATTTGGAAGAGAACACTCGCAGGTGAAAAGCCGAGGGATATTGCGGAGGCCCTCAACCTTAACGTCAATAATGTTCGTCGCATTCTTCGAGACTTAAAGAAATCACCTCTTGATGTTCCATCAGCTGATGGTGTTTTTGAAGCTCTTAAGAGTCAGTTTAAGTTCTGGGCGGACACGGAAGTTCGAAGGATGTCTCTAAAGCTTCGGCGGGAAATGACGAGCAGGTATCATTCTTACTTAGACTCGATTAAAAAGGATGTGTATTCTGCCGTGAGGTCTTACACCGGAGGATACTACACCGCAATGAATGAGTCGCTTCGGATAATGACGAAATCGGGGAAATTTGTCATGCAACACACTCCGAAGTGGACAAGAAAGACCAGGGCTTTGCAAGGGTTCTTAGTTAACGCTCCCCGTCCTCCTAAAGATCTGGTGGTATGGAGAGGGACTGATATCATTGGGCGGGTTGTAAAAAGGAAAGGGAAAGAGAATTATTTACGGGCGGGCAAACTAGCCCGGAAAAACGATGTTATGGACGGAGACATTCTTCAACTGGATGGTTTTCAATCGACCGCTATTAATCCTGAAAAGGCGTGGGCGCACGGGCATAAGGTGATGCTTGAGATTCATCCAACGTGTGGAGCATATGTGGATATTATTTCCACAAATAGCGGTGAGAGGGAATTCATCATGCCACACGGTCAACAGTTCCGTGTGGCGGGAATAAAAGAGTTAAAAGTAGTCAGGGAGGGTGTTACTCAGTTATTGAAGGTTATTCAGATGGAGGCACTAGGTGGCTGTCCCAAACTCCCGTAGCGAAGAAGAGTTGGAAAAGGATTTAACTCAACCAGCCAAAAATGTTCGCTTTCTCTGGATTGGCCCGACGAACAAACAAATCGAAGTTGCTCAAAAACGGATTAGGAAAGGGGAATCGGAGAGCCGAGTAGTTGATGAATTATTTCTGGAGGTTTTAGATGCAAATATTCATTACTTGAGAGATCAATTGGAGAGCTTGACAGAATGAAAGAGACACGGCTAGAGTGGAGGAGGAATTATGTTGAAACCTGTATTAGATAGCCTTGACCAAGTCCCTGAAGATTTGCGGCAACATTACACCTCATCCGGTGATCGGTTTGTTTTAGACCTTGACGGGGAGCCGCAAGGATTCGTGAAGCGGGATTCACACGTTGAGCAGGTCAATAAAGTTGCCGAATTTCGAGATAATAATGTGAAGCTTAAGGCCGATCTTGAAACGGCTCAGGTGCAAGCAAGGAAATTGGAAAGTTACGGGGATCTCGATCCTACCGCAGCTCGGGCCGCGCTGGAACAGGTTGCGGAACTCGGCAAAAAGGGTGTGCGAAAAGCGAGCGATGTTGATGATGCCGTCGCCAACGCTCTCCAGTCTTTCAAGAGTACGGAACTTGATCCTCTGCGTCAGTTACTGGTCGATGAAAAAACCGCACGTCAAGCTGCTGATCAAAAAGTATCGGATACTGCGATGCGGAGCGCTGTTCTTTCACAGTTTCGGGCGGCAGGAGGCCAAGACGCAGCGGTTGATTTTGTAGTCAGCCGCGCACGGGAAGCATTCCAAATGGACGGAGATAATATCTCCGCGAAACCTGGGGTGTATAGTAGTGATAACCCAGGAGAACCATTAACTCTTGGCGAATGGATGACTTCTCAGACGAGAGAGATCGGGTTTGCGTTTGGGACGAGTAACGGCGGTGGGGCTCATACTCAGGATGGAAACCCCACATCATCTTTGCCCGCAGGAGCGAAGTATCTTCGCAATCCAACGGCTCAACAACTCGGGCAGTTTGGGAAAGATATCGCAGGAGGGAAATACGTTATCGTGAACGAATGACCGCGTATACAGAGGGGATGGAGGATCGGGGATCTGCCATCGCCTGATACCCTTGCGGGGCAAGAGCGTATCCAGCTTCGGGGAGGCTGACTGATGACTAACCTATCAGTTGACAAGGAGCTTCTTCATGGCTGGAACGATGGTGACGACTAACATACTCCAAACAGTTGTTGCAATGGGTTTGGATGCGCTACGGCAGCAGGTTGTTCTCCCGAAGATTCTTAACAGGCAGTATGAACAGGAAATCGTTGGTTCTCGTAAGGGTGCCACGGTTAACGTCGCAGTCCCATCTGCGATTACGGCACGGTCTGTCACGGCAGATGTAGTTCCGCCAGCCGTCACAGCAATTACTCCAACAAGCGTCAGCGTAACATTGGATCAATGGTATGAGGCTCCATTCGCAATGGACGATAAAGCAATCGCCCAGACGCTTCGAGGAATTATTCCGATGCAGCTGAGTGAAGCCATCAAAGCATTAGCCAATAATATCGATGATTACCTGTGGTCACTTTTTGATTCGAGTGCAGGGATTTACGGCTACACGGGGACGGCGGGAACGACTCCGTTTGCTTCCGCAGTAACTAACTACCTCGATGCACGGGCGATTGCGAATAATCAACTCATGCCGATGGATGATCGGTATGTGATTCTTGACGCTGACGCAGAAGCGAATGCTCTTGCGCTCAGACCGTTTCAAGATGCTGGTTACGGTGGTGGCAAGGGCGTGATCGTAGCAGGAGATATCGGTTATAAGATGGGTGCCCAGTGGCTAATGAGCCAGAACGTGCCCACGCACACCGAGACAAATTCTCCAAGCTCATGGCTTGTTAATGACGCATCGGTCGCGGTCGGAGATACCACTCTGACCGTCGATGGCGGATCGGGTGCCCCGGTTGCCGGGGACGTGTTCGTGATTGCAGGATCGACGCAAACCTACAGCGTTGAAAGCGCAACCTCAACCGTGATCACGATGAGGCCAAATATTACTTACGCGTACGCCGATAACGCAGCCCTCACTTTTAAAGGATCGTATGTTTTGAACGCTCTCCTGCATAGAGACGTTGCAGCATTTGCAATGGCTCCTCTGGTACAGACGCAACAAGTTCCTGGGGACATGCAAGCAACGGCAATCGATGAAGACAGCGGTCTTTCTTTACGCCTTGAGGTGACCAGACAGTATAAACAAACGCAATGGGCCCTCGACGCATTATACGGTGGGGCAATTATCAGGCCGGAGCTTGGCGTGATCATCGCTGGATAGTAGGTAACTCGCTCAGGGTGCGCTCCTCCGGGGGCGCACCCTGTTCGCGGAGGTGACGAATGGGGATAGTTAAAACGCTGCTCGTAACTCTGCTCAAAAGCGGAGCCCAAGCAGTCATCAACGCTTCAGATTTTGATCCTGCTGTTCATCGGTTGGGTGCGGCGACATCTAAACCTAAGAAAAAGGCAGCAGCGAAGACGGGGAGGACTCGGTAATGGCCGTCTTTCCCAAACGTTCAACGGCGATCCAGACGCTCAATCTCACCAACACCAACGCGGGAACATATATCAGCGCAGAGGTATCCATTTTGATGGGGGCGAGTGTAATCGCGTGCCAAGCCGTTTTTGTGCGGGGGGGAGGCGGCACGACGACAGATGTTTTCCTTCAGACAAGCCTCGATAACGGATCGACCTGGATCGATATCGCACAATTTGCTCTCGCCACAACAACCGTCACGAAAGTATCAGCGGTGAGGCCGTATATCGCGCTGGCCGCGAACGTCACACCGACCGATGGCGCGTTGTCCGACAATACGATTCTCGACGGATTGATTGGCGACCGGCTGCGGGTGAAGACCGTGGTCGTCGGCACGTAGTAGAACATGAG